TTTGTAGCATCATTAATGCCTTTACTTTCTACTTTTATTGAAAGGGTAGTTACGTCCATTGCCATAGCGGCTTCCTTATGCTTTTACTGTTGGTCTATTCATAAATATTGCTGCGAATTTATCGTTAAGCTCTTGCTTAGTTGGTAGCTTATAGATAAATGGTGGAGGGCAATCTTTGCCATTTGATTGGTTGTACTGAGAAGCATATTCATCAGACAACTCTTTTATTAAAGAAATCTCCCACGCAGAAAGCAAAAGCCCTGTCAAAGACAACCAGCTTTGTATCTCAGTCCATTTAAGACCTTCGACACCATAACCGTTGCTTCCGACAGGGCCAGCTTCATGCAGTAGGTTTACCAGATACTCGGCCCCATCACACTCTGGTAAAATGAGTTCTTGAGCATCTGGATTTAAAGATTGAAATCTTTGAAACCTATTCCGCTTATCTTTTGATTTTGTATCATCTGGGCATGATGCTAACCATGCCAGATGACGTACATGTAATTGCAGTTTAGGTTTTAGCTCGGTAAAAAATTACTTACATCCCCGATGGCTGCGTCTACTTGGTCACGCACCCATCCTAGAGATGGATCACTATATAGTGAAGTCCAAGTTTCTTTATCGGTGATAGCTTCGCCATTATATGCAAGATTTTCTGCAGCTACTGAACAAGCTACTAAAAGTTCAACCCCTTCTTCACGTAGCACTTCTGCACTCACTTGTTTTTTGCCACGGCGTAGTTGACGGTTTTGCATAGCAGTAATAGCGTTACGATAAGCTGAGCTACCGGGGCCATTTACAATAATTTGTACTGGTTTCTTTTTATCATCGCCATCATATAGTAGTTCATCAGTAACTGGATGACGTAGATGTACAACACATTGATCTTTAGTACTTAGGGCTGATAGGTTAAATGCCATGATTTAGTTCTCCTTAGTTGTCGGTGTAGAGAGGAAATAAAAGGGGCCGAAGCCCCTTATTAGCTTATTTAAATTAAGCTTGGAAAATCGTTGAATCGATTTCAATATTACATGTAGAACCAGTAATTGAATCAACACCACCTACTTTTACTGGATAGCCCATAGCTTGACCAGTGAAGTAGAAGTTAGTACCATTCTGTAGAGTTACTTTGTAGCTATATGAAGCATCGCTGTCTACAGCAGTAGCTAGAAGTGTTTGACCCGGATCGGTAGGAACACGAGCCATTTGTAGAGCGATAGTGCCATTGTTAAATGAACCTTTACGCTTAATGGTTTGGCGTGTACTTAGTGGATTGTGGGTAACTAGATTATATGATTTACCGAATTCGCCAATGTCAGTAACTTCTGCGATTTCTGTATATGATACAGCTTGTAGACCTGCTAGGGTCACTGCACCCGGTGGATTGCCGATAGAAATTGAACTACCCGCAGATGTAAATGCACCACTCATTATTTAATCCTTTATTATAGAGCTAGTAGTGTATAAACTAGCTGACCGGCTGTGCCAGTATTTGTAATTGCAATAGTGCCAGAAAGGAAAGCTTTAATACTGTCTAGATTAACAAGAACTGTTCCGTTAGCTGGAACTGTAAAAGTTTTACCAGCAGCAACGCTAATTGTGCCACCATAACCATCTGGAGAGATGGTAGTAGAACCAGAGCCGTCGATAGTAACATCTAAGTTACCGCCAGTCGTATTACGTACCGCTAATACTTGGAAAGTATTAGGTACATAAGTTAGAGTATCTGAAGCGGTAGAGGCTGTGGTAGTTACTGTCACAGGCCCATTCTGCCGCATACTTGTTTGAGCAATAGTTGCCATTTAAATTCCTTAAATTGTTTTTGTTTCCCGTCTATAAGGAAAAGAGAGGTTAACAACTCTCCAACCATTATATGACTCAGGTTGACTTAAACTGCCAACTTGTTCTATGCTTGTATCAGAAAATTTCGGGAATACAGGGAACAAGTTGATTAGTTCAGTAGCTAGATTTTCTGCTGCGGCAGCTCCGCTACCTTCTGGAGTCCAGATGCTAATTTGGAATATACCAAATTCTCTGTAATTCCTACCATTCACAGCCGTATTTCTACTTCTAGCTGGAATAATAATTGGTTGTATAAACTGACTTCCATCTGAAGGCTTATCAAAAGGAAAATCTTCCCAACTAATAGTAATTGCTGGTGTTCTTGTTAAAGCCCATTGATTAAGCCTAGTTTCTAAATCTGTTCTAACAGACATTGTTATCCTCACACATATTTAGATGTTGTATCTGTTAGTGCTTTTCTTACCATAGCATATGGGCCTGTAACTCCACGCCATTTCGGCTTAGGCCAGCCAATGTATTCAGCCATATAAGCATATGGTGTAGAATTACTTAAACTCACATATCCATCAGCTATAAAAGAGCCATTTTTTATTAAACCATCTATTCGTCTTATAACTCCTGATTTGTCAGGGCCGGGTCTTTGTTGTGTTGAAAGATTTATAGAGTTTACTGCAGGTTGCCAGTTATTAACTAATGTTCCCGGCTTGGCATTTTGGTAATAAATGCCCCAATAATTATCTTTACCTACAGGAGTATATTCAACGACTAGCTTGAAAAGCTCTCTTGATATTTGGCAGCAAGTTTCATCAATTACTTTTTTCTGCTTCTCAATCGCCTTAGCCATTTGCTCAGTAAATGATTTTCTAGAAGCCATGTGCTGCTCTTTCTATTTATGTATTGTAGCCCGGAAATGTAGTTTGTCAATACTACTTATAAGCTTACAGGTCTACAAACTAATACGATAGTTCTGCTTTCTCGTAAAGTTGGAGTTTCAACTGTGTTAGTAAGCATGTAAGATTTATTAACTACAGGGTTATTTACATACACTCTTGTTACATAACCCCCTATTGAATCATTTGTCAAAGATAGTGTAGGTGTTACTGCCCATGTGCTTGTAACAATTGCTTCTGGTGATAGCTCATCTGACCAGTCAAAACCGTAGTCTTTAATATCACCCGGAGCAATTACCATTTCAAATAAACCGTCTGATCTGATTTTAGTTGGCATTTTAACCCCTGATATAACACTCAAACAAAACGCTATTCTGTGTAGACGGATTTAATTGCTTAAATGTTACTATTGTATAAATTCTGTCACCTATCTTTACTGTATCCTTATTTGGTCTAATAAGGTCGATATTGCTAGTGTGGTAAAAACCATCATCTTCAGGAGGTTGTATAAACAGTTGTTTATCACCAGCTTCAATAAGTGTATTGTACTTTGTTCCATCACCATTTGACTGAAGATTTAAATCAAATAGTAAACCTCTACACTCAAATTCCTTAACAACATTAGATATAGTAGAAGTAGCTGGATCATAAATACTTTGATCTGCTCTTTGAATAATAATATCAAAGCCCATTCTATCCATCTCTTTTTTAACTACCCTAACATATTTGTCAACGTAGTTCATACAATATCATCCAGATAGATACTAGCCATTAATTTCATCTTATCTTCTACTGTATCAGAGGTATATCCAGCATTCCAAAGAGATTGGAAATTAATTAGCATATTCTCCGTATCTCCTGTAGCAAAAGCTATTGGAGCAATATTCATAATTGCCGGATTACTCACAGTATCAATAATAAATCTACGATATTGTTCAAATTGTTGATTGTCATAGCTCTCTATCTGAGCTAATCTGGAGCGGGTTGATCTTGTTAAAATTGCAAGAATATATTGAGCTAGAAGTCCTGCGGATTTTCTAAGATTATTCCCACAGTCAGCTAGAGTTTGTTCATATACAGCGTCAGACAACCATTCAACATCCCCCCAATCGCCGAGCCGTAATCTTAATTTACCTACATCTGTGGTAGGATCAATAATTGCCATGTTGTTTTCCTTATTCATGTGCTATCTTAACAGCAAGAATATCTTGAAGCTAAAATAGAACGTGAATAAGCCCTACCAATAAGGTAGGGCCATTCATTACATCTTAGTTAGATGTGAAGCACTCAACTACAGCTTGTGGACGTAGAATTGCGTTACAGAAATTGGATTCTGTTTCAATTTCAATCTTAGTACCATTCTGTGAAGGAGTTTCGAACATGTACATACGCTCGCCGAGAGTATTTACTAGGCCAAAACGCTCAGCAGGAGCGAAGTAGGTTTTGAATGCATCAGTGCCTTGAGCTACCATGTATGCTTTACCAGATGTAATTAGCTGAGTACCAGCATACTTATCACGCATTTCTACCCACTGTACGCCACCGTAGAAGAATTCACGACGAACGGTAGCAGCGCTGTTACCACCACCAGCAGATAGACGCTGACGTAGAGGTTCTTGAGTACTGGTGTAGTACTGGTAAGCTGCTTTAACAGTTGGATGTGAAATTAGCTTAGCGAAGAATGTTGGTGAACAGAAAGCTACGATACCAGTAATTGATTGACCATTGCTTACGTTATCTTGAATTGAAGCAATACCAGTTTCAATCTTATCTAGAATCTCAGTATTACCAGTACCAAATACGAAGTCTACAGTAGCACGAGTCCAGCCAAATTCACTGTTCCAATCTTGTGTTACAGTACCATTTGGAGCATATACAGTACCAGCAGTGATAGCTTGGGCGCGAGCAAACTCAAGAGTCCAGCTATGATTCTGTGCAATGCGCTCCATTTTACGAGTACGAACTAGGGATAGTTCATCAGCCGCATTAGGCTCAGCATAAGCACGAACATTGGCTAGGTCTTTTGGATAAATCGCATCATCTAGCGGGAAGTGTGGTACAGCAAAAGTATGGATTTTACGAGTATAATCTTTATTCTGATTACCACGATCACCACGAACACGGTCAACGATAACAGCACCGTCTTTAACGATTTCTTCAAACGCTACAGTGCTTGATGCTACCGGCTCTTCTGCGAAGATACCAAATTGACCAATTGTACCCCATTGATTAGGGACTACATTAAGCTCTTGTGTCCAATCAGAAACCTGAAAGTTATTACCAAAGCTGCGAATTAGCATGTTATTTATTCCTTATTAAACTGCAGTGTCAACAATGATGCCAACTGACTTCAGTGAGTCATATGCAGCTTGTTTTTTGGTATTATCGTTATATGAAGCATCTAATACTAGAGCACCTAGACTAACAACAACTTTACCGCGAGCTAGAGCAAGAACTTTAGTATCAGTTGATGCAGATACAGTTAGTGGAGCTGAAGTACCAAAGTTATTACCTACATAAATGGCTACTGGATTTTGTGAGCCATCATTTGCTGATTGAACAGCAATTTTATATTTACCAGTAGCAGCAACTTTACCTAGTGCAGTACCTACTACATAAGATGATTGTGAACCTTCATTAACTGTGATAAGCTCATGGAAGAGTTCGGTACGGTCTGAATCACTAGCCTTAACTAGATTTGAGTAGTGGCTGTAATCTGTTGAAATAACGGACATTGTTTAGTTCCTTAATTTTGATTGTATTTATCGCGCAGAATCTTTTCTTCTGTGCTCATTACTTTACTAGGCTCAACTTCTTCAGCCACGCCTGTTTCTTGAAAAAGCTCAGATTTAGCCTCAGTATTTAATGAAGTAGCCATTGCAGCTACTACAGCATCAAATGCAGCATCCTCTAAACCTTTTACAGCTTCAAAAGCTGCATCTACTTTAGCAGTACCAATGACATTTTCTAATTTAGCTTTTCGTGCTGTTAGTTTGTCATTTAACTGTTTTTCAGCAGATTCTTTTGCTGCTGATTCTAAGCTTGCAACTGCTTCTAGTGCTGTTGCTAGGGCTGCTTCTAGGTTGTCTTTTTCAGCAGCTAAACTAGCAATTTGCGAAGTTAGCTCTTGTTTTACATTTTCAAACTCAGTCTTTAAACTTGCTAATTGAGTTTGTAGTTCTTGTGCTTCTAGGCTTACTGGTGTATCCTTAATACCTAGTTGCTTTTTCAAACGATCAAGCATTACATTGCTCCTTGTTTATTACTTGTATATTTTGTAGCAACGTAAGCTACAAATTCTGCATTTGTCATGATCTTATTAACAAGACCAAGTGACATGGCTTCTTCAGCATTAAATGTTTCAGCATTCAATGCCTTAATATCTGCGGCTGGAATGCCTGTATACTTTTCCACATGGTTAGCAAAGCGTGTATTTAGCATGTCAACATCAGCTTGGACTTTAGAAATAAAATCCTTCTTAAATGAGCCATCTTCCGCGTATGGTACTTTTGCATCACCAGATGTAATATAAATACGTTTAATGCCAGCTTGCTCCATAGCTTTAGATACATCTGTCAGTGCCACTACAGCACCAATAGAGCCTGTGCAAGAATCTGGATTAGCAATAACTTCATCACATATACATGCTAATAGATAGCCAGCACTGCATGCCATCTCATCTACATAACCGATTAGATTAATTTGATTATCATCACATACTTTACGGATTTCTTCTGCATACTCAAATGCATGAGAAGCCTGTCCACCCGGAGTAGAAAAATCCATTACGATAATTTTCTTACCAGATTCTGCTGCATCTTCTACACATTCTAAAAGACCTTTATATGAACAGCCTTTTACTTCTCCGCACATACCATATACAGGTTGATAGGTAATAGCTCCATCTACTTTGATATAAGCTACTCCATCCTCCATATCGTCCATGTCATCAATAACATCTTCGCCTTCATCCTCTTGATCTGGCATAGGAAGCATTAGGCCAGCATTACGGTTATCAAGATAAGATAGAAGTTTATCTAGCGAAAATGTTGTGATAAGATGTGGTGTATCATAAGCGATACTTGTGAGCCTCAATAGGCTCTGCTTTTTTGCCATTTGAGGCTCCTATCCTGCATTCTCAATGTTTTTACTAGAGTTTTCTTGACCAGATGGTGTTTTTGCTGTGCCTTCACCAGCCGGTGATGCAAAGCCTTGACCTGATTTAGATGTTCCACCTTGATTAGTTAGAGCTTCTTTATCAATAGGCTCATCATCTTCTTTTACAGGTACACCAATATACTCGCGTACCATGTTAGCTACTGGACGATCAAACTCTACTAGCCCTACAGAAGCTACACGTTGTAGCATCTTACTAAATTCTTCCATTGCTGGACGGTCAAAATCACCAAATACAATTTTTGGATACTCAGTATCAGACCAGCCATTTAATGCAAATGTTTGAGGAATAAGGTCATTATTAATTACATCAGCAATTTCTTTTAGTCTATAAGCTAGATGTAATGAAAGTAGATTTGTTTTACCTGTTCCAACAGAGAAATTATCCGCTGTACTTCCTGTAAGCCGCAATGTGGAACAAGACATAGCTGCTGAAATATCATCTTGTAATTGCTTACAAATTTCAGGAACATCATATGCTTTGCCACCCTTAGATTCTAACAACTCCATTTTAAAAATAGGCTGTTTTGTCTCAGGGTCATACATTAAAGGCATTACTACAGAGCCTTGTGAACCTGTGGTAAGATTTTCACCAATAGATTTAAATGAATCGGCTACTGCTTTTTCTTCAGGGGATGCATTCGGATCAAGGTAACGAGGGTGAATACCGAATACGGGTACGCCGCCTAAGTCTCGCGCTACGCCGATCATCATCTGATCTTGCAGTAGTGTTAGACGCTTATAAGCGACATAGGCTCCTTTTAACAGGCTTCTACCTTCTGGATTTTCTTTTGTGCTATCGCAAGTAAATAACAATACTTTATATTTTGGAATTTCTATTCTAGCATTAGCTGTTGGTGATAATGCATATAAAGCTTGTGTAGAAAGGTTTGAAATATCTTGTTGGATAGCTTGTAAATCTCTGCCATCGTCTGAATATAACCATCCAGAGATAGTTGTCTGACTACGTGGAGGTAATTTTTTCCACCCTACATAGCCATCATTGAATTTTGATCCCTGATTTTTAAGCCTACGACGAAATACTTTTTCGTGTACAGCAAAACCATATTCTAGATAGCTTGTGATTTCTGTAATGAAGCTACTCCATGAGTGCTCCATATCATGCATACATTGTTCGATGAATTTAGCCCGTTGTTTCTGAGCATCTGTTGCACCAACAGGAGGCTCTACAGACCACTCCACTCTACCTATCAATGTTTTATAAGCCAAGAGATTAGATGCAACTGTTGCATCATTTCTCATCTCATTGACTACTTTAGTAAACTGAGGATAACGGAATAATCTATTAGCTTCTTCAAGAATTTGCTTATTAGAATGTAGTAGGCCATTATAACCTACTTCACCTAAACGAATTCTAGGCACAACTGCATCAGAATCAGGCTGCAAAGATTTATCTTCGGCCATATTCTAATCCTTTTATTTCAACATAATACATCTTAAATGTATTTTGTCAAGAGTTAATTTGAGAAGTTATACTTTGTTTTGTAATATTTGGCATTACAAATGTTGGTATTTGTATTGATTTAGAAATCACATTAAATGCATCACTGGTACTATCGAGCATGTCATCTTTTTGATTCCTGTTATTTGGGATGAAATTTTCTAATTCTGCAAAATATGGCTCATTCCAGTCGCCTCTTACTACTTTTACAGCTCCAGCCTCAGAGATAGCAGCAAAAGGTAAGAAGCGATTTAGCTTTCCTGAAGCGCCTACCATTTTTGCTGATTTAACAGAAATGCCATGTTCTGCTAATGTTCTAACTAAAAATAGGTTAGCTTGTGCTCCAGCTTGTCCCGGATCACGAGGAACAACTACTTCTACCTCATCAATTCCGTCTATCTTTGCTGTCTTGATAATTTCATCAATAACACTAGCAGTTGTCTTTCTAATTCTAACTACATCTTCAATGTAGTAAGTTCCAAATCTATCTCTGGACATTTTTACTCCTGCTGTCCAGTCAGGGTTTGGATAAGCTTCGCTTGGTTCTGAAGATGCTAAGTCCCATGCTCTAACAGTTTTAATTATATTTTCTGTAGGAGGTTTATCTATTATTTCTATCCACTCACGTTTCCAAAAACCTTCACCTTCAGCTTTTGCAGTCCACGAGCCATGCAAATATTTTAATTGATTTACTCTTGGCTGTGCTAAAAGGTTAGCTAAATAAGAGTTATTCTTAGGCGGTAATAGGTACGGGTTATCAAAAACATTTGTAGGAATGAACCTAAATGATTTAGGTATGAACAATAGTTTTGGATCAATCTTTTTTACTTCTTCAGCACTAAGTCCGTAAGTATTAATTAGGCCACGGTCTTTACCATAGTTTTCATATAACTCTTGTGGTGTATCTGCCCAATGTACTACAGATTCTAATACAACAAACCACCGGATAATATTTTCAGTACCTTCTTTTGGGACTCCGTTTTCGTCTAGGCAATAATCTACCCATTTTTTTAGAAAACTGTTTGCATCAGGGTTAGCTGTCATTATAAGCTGTGGGTGTATACTTGAATCTGCTGTACGCATACGCGATAGCAAGAATAGTACTTGGTTCTCTTGCCACTTATCACCAGCTTCATCAATTAACACGCGAGTTAACTGTGAACCTTGCCAACCACCTAGATCATCGTCTGTAGCAATAGCTGCAAAGTTTACTTCTGCTCCAGACGGAAACACCCATTTTTTAGCTTGTGCCTTATAGATAGCATTGAATTCTGTATATACTTTTTTAGATTCATCTATCAAACCGCCAGCACGAGATAATTCAGGGTATGTTCTACGTAAGATAGTACATCTGAAATTAGGGTCATGGATAGCATCTAAATTTTTCATTAGACATATGGCACTATTATGTGTCACAATATAATTTGTTGTAACAAATAATTTATCTTCCCCTGTAATAGCAATGCAAGTTGCTTTGTCCTTGCCACACATTTCAATTGATACAATTTTATTACCTACAACTTTATCTTTACATCTAGCAACTTTTCGTGGTAATGAGAATAATTTTTTCTGATTACTACCTCTAATATACAGTCTAAAGACTTTTTTGCACAATACTGTTTCACCATTTGATTTATAGGAACCAATTTTTGATGTTATTTTTACAGTAAAACCGAGGCTAAATAAGACTTCACTTAAATCTTTAGCTAATTTTTCTGAAACAGTATCAAAGTATGTTTTACCACACTTAGTAACATACCCATCTGTATCCATTAACCCTTGAACAAGTGTAAAACGATCTTCAATACTGGATGTTTTATAAATCTCGGGTATGTGCTTTTCTGAAGATGATTTTTCATATAAGCATAATTCTTTTACAATAGGAATTATATTTAAAACGCTTTGAGATTTTAAATTTGTCTCATCATTCTTATAGTATGGCAGACCAAAATTATAACCTTCATTGATAATGCGATCAAAAATAAACTGATCTATTCCAGTTAACCTTGGGCTACCGTAGAATGAACCATCACCAATCAATGCTCCAAGAGTGTAAGGAGATAATGGAAGTTCTACTTTATTTTTAAATTCTATAGGCTCTACTAAAGGAATAATTGGCAGATGTTTTCTAACACCTTTCTCTTTATTATTTTCTTTATCTACAATTTCTTTTAATTGAATAGTATTATAAACTTTAGAATTACTGCTACCCTTACCGGCTAAATGGAATTTCCACAAATGATTACCGCAGCAATCAATTGTCCTCCCATCTTGAAAAGTTATTTTGAAAATTGGGACATAACCTTGGGGCCAAACGGCTGAGACTTTTTCTATTTTTCCTTTTGGGGTAATAACCTCATCGCCTACTTGTATATCTTCAATATTAATAAAACCATCTAGAGTTAATACTTTCTCCCCGTGTCGTAGAGCTTTTCCTCCACCAGCCCCTCCACCAACTAAAATAACATCTGTCTTATTATCTTGCAGTACTAGCCTTTGTTTATGGCTTGCTGGCCCAAACACTTTTCTAGTCATTGTGCCTCCTATTAAACAAAAAGACCCTTGCAACAAGTGCAAGGGCCGTGTAATATGTCCACATATAGCCACGCTTACCTGCCCATGTGGTCGATAGCACAAATATTGCTATCCTCCCCGCAGTCTCCACCGACAAATGGAGGAAACCTAGTTTAAATTGGCGACGAGTCAAGGAATCGAACCTCAGTAGGCAGGTTTGGAGTCTGCTGCTTTACCACTAAGCTAACAAGTCTTGGCTCCAAGGGTAGGACTCGAACCTACGACCGATTGATTAACAGTCAATTGCAACTACCACTGTGCTACCTTGGAATTGTTTTGGTGCCACCTGAAGGAGTTGAACCCTCGACATCCTGCTTACAAGGCAGGCGTTCTACCAACTGAACTAAAGCGGCTTACAAATTCAATATAACACTCAAATATGTTTT